TGGTAGGCAAACTCGGCATTCTCCTTGTTTGTCAAATCAAGACGGCTGTTAATCTGTGAAGTGTGTCGCAGGCTGATCTTACCGAAGTTGTGGGCCATTGCGAAGTTCAGGGTATTGTTACATACCACGCGGACGGGCGTTACCATGCAGTTCACGGCAGCGGTGCCATCATGGGAGGTCGTAAACACAACGTACATTTCTACCCGGTCATCACCCTTGTTGTCGAGGATAACCTGCTCAGGGAACTTAGCACTGATGAAAACGCGCTCACCGTGTCCGAGGACTCCAGCGGTCTCAATGACAGGCACATGGTCATTACCCAGCTCACCAGAGCAAAGGGTATCTACGAACTTGAAAGCGTCCTCATTCTGAACTACACCGTAGTAGTCTGAGACAACGCCTAACGACTCTTGCGTGTCGAGTCTCACCGTAGCCTTCCGTCCGCTAATCTGAGCACTCAGGATTGCATCGCAGATAGCTTCTGCATTATTGCTGGCCATAGCCTCAGACAGAGCGGGTGTGATTGCCACTACTGGCTGCAATGCCACCTGATAATCAGCATGGGAGAGCTTCAGGGCCTGCTCTACCGTCATTGGGCCGTCAAACACTTGGCCGAGATTGTGCCATGCACGCTCTTTTCTGCCGTTCTCTACAAAGCTGGCGACTTCTACGCCATTCACTTTCTTAATCTCTAAATTGTGAGCCATAATCTTAAATGGTTTTGAGGGTTAAACTTATCTTATTTGCTTTTACTGTTCTCTTGTGTCATACGAATACTGGAGGTCATCAGGAATCCGCTTCACGTCCTCTTGTGTGTATGCAAAGCTGAGCTTGTCAACCAGCTCACCGAGGGTGTTGCATCCATAGAAGTTCACTGTGTAAACCAACACCTCAAAATTGAGGGTAGCGAGTTCTCTTAAAATCTTTGCTTTCATATCTCTAAGTTTTGAAGTTGTTATTTATCTTATTTGACACTACAAAGGTACAATGATTTTATCATATACGCAAATTTTACTCAGAAATTTATCTGTAGCTATGGTTAAAAGAAACTAACGTAAAATAGCACCCCGGAATGGAGTGCTATTGATTGCTTCTGCTTGGTTTTCGTGGGCCATATCGACCATAGAGCTTGCGTAACTTTTCCCACCAGTATTCAGAGTAGGGATTGCGAGAGCGGAGCGATGTCTGCTTCCCGGCTTTCGTCCAAAATGAGACTATCGTTACACCTTTGCCAGTATAGACCCACACCCCATAGGGGGCAAGCATCGTCGGCTTCCTTTTCTTGATGTATTCGCAAATCATGGCAGCACGTCGATGTTCTTTGAATAGTCTGAAGCAATGCACTTGCGGACTTCACGTAAAAGGGCGTCCGTTTCATCCTCGCAAGCCAGCATAGCCTTATAATTCTCTGTGTTCTTTTGCCGTCTGAAGGTTGTCTGCTTCCTTCTGCACTCACGAACCTTGTCAATGAGCGCAAGAAGCGTAACGGCTTCTACTTTCTTTGTCATAGGCAGTAAGGTTTATAAAAATAGCCCCTCACCTGTCTGCTGGCGGCAAGGGGCTCAGTATCTCGGAAGTTGGCTAACTATCTCAGCTTCGTTGTCGGTACTTCGATTTTACCCAGTAGGCAAGGATGCCTACAATGATGAGCAGAGACAAGGCCAGCAAAGCACCTGTAGCGTAAGATAGTTGCTTCGTTTCTGTTGCGGCAAGGTCTTTCTCGCTCGATTTGGTTTCTTCTCTCTTAGCAGACTCTTCCTTGATAGCTGCTGAATTATTCACGGAGGTAAGGGCGTTCTCATTCGTTGTCTCATTCTTCTGATCGCCTTTGCGTTCAGTAGTCCGGCCTTTATGCTTGACAATCGTCTGCTTCTCTGTTTTCAAGACAGGAGAATGGCCGGAGCTGTCGGACTTGCTGGTGTCGTACCAGGTCGTTTCGGTCGTAATCACCACTTCTGTACTATCGTCAGTACGCTCAGTGAGCGACGTCTGGGTGAAAGATGAAGATTGAGAGCTTGCGGTTGCCTCTGTATGACTGGTAGCTGTCTCAGTGGTATTCACCTGTTCCGTTTTCTCTGTGTTCTCCTTAACCGTTTTCTTGTATGAGCCACAAGACGAGAAAAGGGCGCAACAAATCAGAAGGACAACGAAAGCGGCCAAATAAGCCAAAGAGCTACAGCAGCCGATTTTGAAAGCTTCTTCCGGCTTCAAATCCTTCTGAGGGGGTAGCCAGTATTCGTTTGGGTCGTGATAATCGTACATAGTCATTGCAGTTAGATTCTCGAATATTCATCTTTCGCCGAGAAACACGGGCATTCTTTGAGCCATTCCCACGGCTCGATGATACCATTGTGATTCTTATCCGGCGAACAGTCTCTATGCCCTAAGATTTTTGCATGAGGGTATAGCTTCCGAAGGTCGAGCAACAGGCAAAGGAGGGCGTTCTTCTGTGCTTCTGTGCGTGTGTCTTTTGCCTTGCCGTTCTTATCAAGACCGCCGACATACACCACCCCTATTGTATGGCTGTTGCGGTTCTCTACATGAGCACCTGATATGTCAACGTCTCTACCGTTGTGAACGCTGCCGTCCAGGTACACGACATAGTGATAGCCAATGGTCGAGAAATTCCGCGCCTTGTGCCAACGAGTAATGTCATCAACCGTCACCTCCTGACCTTCTCTCGTAGCCGTACAATGGATGATTATCTCATCTATTCTACGCTTAGAGCGTTTCAGGTGAAAGACTGAGGCTGTCACTTTCGGCAACAGCTTTGCAAGGGTGGCAGGGCCGACGACTCCATCAACTGTAAGGCCGTGGTCTCTCTGGAACTCCCTAACCTTTTCTTCTGTGAGACGGCCATAGATACCATCGGGCCAAAGATTCAAAGCCTTCTGTATCTGTTTGACCACTTCTCCACGCGAATTTCTCTTGTATATCTCCATTTCTATAACTTGTTGGTTAATCTTTAGGATAGCTGAGTTTTTCAGCGGTGATGTTGTAAAGACACTCGATGTATTCAGCAGCCACCTTCTTTGCTTCCTGAAGGTCATGGTACAGATAATTTCCGCACTCCTTCATCGTGGCTCCTGGTATCTCTCCCTTATAGTCACGGATGAAGGCCATGAGCCTTATCATCGTATCAACGAGCTGGTGGCTGTCCCACTCTCCTTGCAGAATAAGGTAGAAGCCTGTAGCGCACCCCATAGGGCCGAAATACACAACCTTGTCACCAAGCACAACGTCATTACGCAACCACGTCGCCCCAAGGTGCTCTATGGTGTGCATCGCTTTGGGCTGAATATACGAATGGTTCGGCCACTGCATACGAATATCAATAGTGGTCAGTATATCACCGCTCGGTGTATTGTCCCTACGTGAAACGTAGAGACCTTCTGACAATCTCGTATGGTCAACGAGGAAACTCTCTATCTTCTTCATTTGAACTCACTAATAATGTTGGCCAGTTGACGGAAAGAAGCGTCTGCTGCATTCCGCCAAAACGCATCGTAGTCACCCTCACTACAGCTGTCGCTGATAACGCGGACAGATACCATCGGCGTATGATAGAGGTGACAGACATGAGCAATCGCTACGCTCTCCATATCCACCGCAATAGCTGTTGGGTGCATATCTATCACTGGTTGCACGTCGCTGATGAACTGATCTCCACTGACGATAAGGCCGTGATGTGCATTAGGGCAAGCCTTCAAAGCAACACCTAACAACCACTCGTCGGCGACAAACTCTGCAGGGAGCCCTTGCACTTGCCCAGGCTCCAGCCCTTCACCACAATAGACATCATGGTAAGCATAACGTTCACCAACCACAATATCGAGAGGTTTCACGTTATCTGCCAGAGAGCCGGCTACTCCTGTTGAAAGCACTATCACTGGGCGATATGTGTTGAGCATTTCCGTTACACCAACGGCAGCGTTGACCTTGCCGATGCCGCATTTCAGAATGACAACGGAAACCGCGCCCATCGTACCGACATAGTATTGGTTGACTCCCTTCTGCTCACAGGAAAGGTTGGAGACATGCTGCTTCAGCTGCTCCAACTCTTTCTCCATGGCAACGATAATTCCTACCTTGAACTCCTTCATTTGGAATGGTTCTTGAAGTAATCGTTAATCTGCTCCACTGCATCGAGGGCTTCCCATGTGAACAGAGCCACACCATAAGTCTCTCCCTCAATGGTCTTGTTGATGCTGGTACACTCACGGCCAAAATGTCCGTATGCAGCGGTTTCCTCATAGATAGGATGGCGCAGCTGCAGTCTTTCCTCAATGGCTTTTGGCCGGAGGTCGAACAGCTCCTCTATGACACCTGCCAGCTCTGCATCTGAGAAAGCGGTCTGGTTGGTTCCGAAGGTGTTCACGTTCACACTCACAGGCTGGGCGACACCAATGGCATAGGATAGTTGCACAAGCATTTCCTTCGCCACTCCAGCCGCTACCATGTTCTTTGCCACATAGCGAGCCATATATGCTGCCGAGCGGTCAACCTTACTGGGGTCTTTACCAGAGAAGGCACCGCCACCATGTGCGCCTTTGCCACCGTAGGTGTCAACGATAATTTTACGGCCAGTGAGGCCAGTATCACCATTAGGACCACCGATAACGAACTTGCCAGTAGGATTGACCAGCACCTTCGTCTTATCGTCAAACAGGGCAAGGATAGCCTCGTCCTTTATGTGGTCTTTCACACGCTCGATGATAAGCGTCTTAACGTCATCCTCAATGACAGCGTGCATGGCTTCGTCGTTATCTCTCATACCCTCTGTTACACTGAGGCGCACACCAGGAAACTCGTCATGCTGTGTGCTGATAACGATAGTGTCAATATGGGTGGGCTTGCCGTCCTCACCATATTCGACTGTCACCTGACTCTTTGAGTCCGGGCGCAGATAGTGCATACCGATGTGCGTCTTTCTGGCAATCGCCAGCTCCTTCACGAAGAGGTGAGCGAGATACAAAGGCAGCGGCATGAAAGTCTCTGTCTCGTCGGTGGCATAACCGAACATCATACCTTGGTCGCCGGCACCTTGGTCAAGGGGATTCTCACGCTCTACGCCACGGCGTATGTCGGCGCTCTGCTCATGAATGAGGCTGATGATACCGCAGCTATCGTCAAAGCCATATTCAGGCTTCGTGTAGCCGATACGCTTGATAGTCGAGCGCACGACGCCCTGAATGTCAACGTAGGCAGACGAGCGGACTTCTCCTGCTACAATCACCTGCCCAGTGGTTACTAACGTCTCGATAGCCACCTTTGCATTGGGGTCTTTCGCCAAGAACGCGTCAAGGATAGCATCGCTGATCTGGTCGGCCACCTTATCAGGATGACCTTCGGAAACTGATTCCGACGTGAACAAACTAAATTTCTTCATGCTGATTATTTTGTTTTTGGGTTTCTTCTCCCTTTTTCCCCTCTATGTCTCTAAGGTCATGGAGGTCAACTTCAAAATGTCTTTCTGTTTTGTCGATAAGTATTTTATGTAGAACCTTCCAAAATCGGCTCTCTTGCTCCGTATCTCTGCATGACGCTTCATTCTCCAGTATCGAAAGACCTTGCTCAAATGCTATTGCTCCAGCAACAACGTAACTCAGCGGAATGCTAACATGAACAAAAATCCAATGCTCAACGATGAAAGCAAGAATGATAAGCCAAAGCCTTTTAGGTATCGTCTGACGAATGACCTTTCCAAAAGCAAAACTGGTGAAGTGTGCCTTTTCTCGTTTTGTCTTATCCGGGTACTTCAAATGCACTCGCTGGTCAAGCTGATACGCCGTCCATGCATCGTACAGAATCAGGATAATCACCACAATCATCAAAGGAAATGTCGGCTGAAACTCAGCCACGAACCATCCGAAGATACCACCAAGGAAAGCCCAAACGCCTTTCCAGCTCAAGCACCAGTCTATGCAACCAATGCACCAGTTAAACAAAGTATTCGTCATGCCTTTTTCGGCAAAGTTACATAATTTTTCACCCTGTATGCCGTAGGCATGACGAACTTTTAGTGAACTGCAAAGTGCAGAAAGAACGGCTCGCTTTGGCTCGCCGAGGGCGGCTTCACTACTCTTTTTCCTTCTTTACTGGGCGGAAGTTCAAGGCAGCATACAGCTCTATGAACTGACGGCCGGCGTACTCGGCCCGTTCCCGCGTTTTGAAGGCCAGGCGAGCGCCGAGGCTCGAGCCCGAGCTCGAGAAAGCGTAATACGAGCACGCGGACGAGATACCGCCTTGCGCACCGTTATTCGCGCTACCCCCGACGAACAGCAGCTGTGCCTTGTCATCCTCATCCATACGGTCTATCTCTTCCTGAGTATAGAGGTAGAACCAGGGATAATAGCGGTACTCGTCAGTAGTGAACTTCGGGAACTCGTCAAGAGTGGTCTCAGAAAGTCCGTTGATAGCGGCACAGATAACGCGCAACTTCATGAAGGCCACCACATCGGCACCGAGTAAGTCCATCGTTCTCTCATCAATGGGGAACGTCATGCCTGTTGCCATCATTGCGTCCTCGAAGGTGCGGATCGCCTCATAGGTCTCGCATTTTTCAAACTCCAATTCTTCAGCGTTCCAGCGTTTCTCATTCTTTGCAAGCTCCTTGATGAGAGCTTCCTTTTCTTCTTCCGTGGCAGGTCGCAAGGTGTCAGCATTCCAGTATGCTTCCTCATCTTCGAGGTTTCCACCTACATTGATGTGAGCATAGCAGACAATCTTGTCTTTGGTGTCGCTATACCATTCCTTGAAGATGCCGACAAGCAGCCCTTCAACGCAAGAATCGTCACCAAAAGCAACAAACTCGCCTTCTTCAGGATTATACACTTCGCGGGCTTCCTGTGTCTCACCTACAGAAGCACCACAATTTTTCATCAGAGTTGCCAGCTTTGTGACAAACTCTTCTGCCCGTTCATCGGGTACGTTCAAAATAATATTCTTCATAATCTCTCAGTTTTGAGGGTTTATCTTATTTACACTACAAAGGTACAAAGAAGTTATCAAATGCGCAAATTTACTCATCTGAATTTTCCTTATTTTTCTCTTTGGTCAGTACATGGTGAGGTGCAGGGATGCTTGGCGGTAATATCTTCTGCCCCATGCGCTCCACCACCATATCTATGTCTTCCCTGCTGTAGCACAATGACAGCATAGCTTTATACAGGCGACGAATGACTCCGGCAGTGATACGGTCGTGTTCCTTGCCATAGTGCTTGTTAAAGCGGTTCTGCATGAATAGCGTACCCAGCAGAAAGCCAACCAAAACGCAGTTGATAGTCAACAGCACTGTTGTAAACGTAGTCATAGCTCTCCCGCCTCCTTCGGGGTTTCGTTTTCTGTTTCCTGCTCAGGCATCCCGAGCATTTTGCGTAGCTGCTTCTGGGCCGAAAGATGCTCCTTGGTCATGTCATAGAGAAGTACGCGCAATTCAGCAACCAACCGCTTCTTATTTGGTATCTTCTCTATTTTGTCATGTGCTGCATAGCGGAATATCCCCACCTGTGCTGCTTTGTAGATATGCTCCATGCGACGAATATAGGCTATCAACGCCAATCGCTCTCGGAACATTCTCTGATAGTCACCAACTATATACTGAAGAACGCGCTCGTCCGGCACATTATCCTGCGGACGGGGCCTGTTGTCGGGCTGTTCAAGGTATTGCCTCATGTGACCCATGACTTTCGTCTTAATCTCTGTAAAAATGTTCATGTTAAATTCCTTTTTTCTCTCGCCAAATACGATAGATTTCTCTCCTTATATCACCACACTCATCATGGATTCCGTTCTGACTGAAATACAGGCTCACGGCATTCCTGAGAGCATTTTTGCTATCTACCGTCCTTATTTCTTCAGGCAGCTCCTTAAAAATGTTCTCAGCCATTCTCGATACCGTCTCGCCTTTATTTGTGAGCAATCGGTCTATCCTGTCAGTTCCCTTTTTGCTAATCATGCGTCTATAGGCTCCTATGAGTTTATCTGTCCGCGACTCATAGACTGGCTTGTAAGAGCGGTGTGAGATATGCCAACCACAGCAGGAAGGGCAGTAATACGCCCGGAGCGTTTCGCTGCCTGTAGCCAAGTCGCCACCATTCCATTTGATGAAGTCGTTGGCTTTGCGCTCCGTCTCAAAGAGCATCTTCGGGCGGTTGCAGTCAGGGCACCATATTCTATTCTTTGGCTTCATTCTTTTTAGAAGGGAATAAATCGTTTACCAAATCCATCGCTTGAAGCTGTCCTCTGACGATTTCCAAACAATCATTATGTCCGTAGCAATAGCCGCTGACGAACATATCCTTAGCAAATGAGGCAGCTTGCGGGTTGTTGTCGAAATCAAGGCCACCCTCTGCAGCTTGCTTCTTGAATGCCTGCCAAGCATCTTCTATGAGTTTTGCCGACATTTCTGCATCAGGGAGAAAAATCTTCTTATCCATAATTTACTCTGTTTGATTGGTTGTACTTTCAATATTTACTACAGGGGCTAAACGGTGGTAGCCCTTCTTAGCATAGGGATTGATGTAAATGAGTTCACGCGTCCACTCGCCATTTTCGTCTTTCTTCGGCTGGAGCCGGAAATGGCCTGAGACAAGAAAGCCCTCGTCACGGCAGATAGTAGTGAACCATCGGGAGTCAAGCACCTTCACTTCCAGCCCTGTCTCGTTGATGGACTTCTCGTTGAGCAGTCGAGAGCGCACCTTCTTGTTCTTTGGCAGCATTTCAATATCTGCCTGGCCGTATTTCTTCAACATCATCAACATGAAGTAGAAGGCTACGCACCCTCTTTCTGCTTCTTTGCTGGTTGTCGAGTCATACGTCATAAACTGGTTGTCGCCAACCATGCGGAAGGCAAAGGACGTGAAGAGTGCTCCCTCCTTCTGAATACGCATAAAGCGGATATAGTCATTCGGCTGGGTCTTCACCACCCAAAGCATATCTTCCATGATGAAAGCGCAATCTTCATACACCTTCATACATTCCTCACGCTTGCCAAGCATCTTGTAGAGAGTGAGGCTGCTCTTTTTGAGTGCTTCGATGAACGTACTGGAGATATAGTAGAGGTTCTTTATCTGAGCAAAGAAACCAGTGCTTACTTCCATGAACGTCTGCACTTCCAGCCTTTTTGCGTCGGCCTCGGTCAAATTCTCCTGCGCATTGAAAGCACAGAAGAAATGACCGTAGTCGTACTCGGTGCTGAGAAAAGTCTTACATCGTTCTGGGTCGAGCACCTGCACAGCTGCCCAATTCCTATAATTGATTCTCATAACAGGCCCTCCTATACGTTGAAAGCCACCCATGACAGCAACCGCAACACGTCACGGTCACGCGCCAGCCAGTAGCAAGTACCATTGTTATCATCTTTCACCAATGCGACGCGATACTCTTTGATTTCCTCCGAACAGCAGAGAGCCGGCATGTCGTACTGGAACATTTCGCGTATATGGTCGAAGTCACTGAAGGCAGTCTTGATTTGCCGTACTACAGCGTTGAGCAAGGAAACATCATAGCAGCGGCTCATGTAATCTCCTCCGTTGTCAATGGGTATCAGAGGCCCAAGCGCATAGCGGTATGGTGAAGAGCCAACAGACGGCAGCGGGTGAATACCCGTATTCTCGTAATCGTTCAAAGGCAGGTCATTGGCGAACACATCTACTGGCTTGCTCTCTTTCTCTTTACCAAGCACATAGAACAGACCATTTGTATTGTCGGCTTTCCAGCGGTAGCCGCTGCGGGTCAATGCACCAAGGAACCTTGCTACTTCGTTTCCCTTTGCAAGTCTTATGTCAGGATTGCCGAGATAGCTGCTCGATACCGTATTCTCATAGACACGCTCTACACCATCTTCGCCCTTCATGGTCTCATAGCTCCAGAAGAACCTATCGCCCTCTATTTTGCTGACAAGGTGGAGCATTCCACCGTCACGACCTTTGCGGAAAACAATTTGGCCCGGCTTGTATAGGGGTAGAGGTGCAGCCTTCGCCTCTTTTTTCTGAGGTGCCTGGGAATCTGACAATGGCTGTGCTGACTGAGTAATGGTAATCTGTACCATTCTATCACTACCTTGCGACACCTTGCCATCACGGAGGAAATCAGTAGCCAATCGGCCGATTGTGTCTCTCAGTGTCATCTTTGCATCATGCTTGCCGATAACGTCACGCACCATGCGGCTGTACTGAGGTGTCACCTGTGAGACGGTCATCTTGTCAAGGTTCATCTTGAAAAACTGCTCCTTCGTCAGTGCCGTACAATGCCACTTGCGGGCAATGTTCGACATTCCCTTTAGCGACTGCGTTTTCTGAAACAGCTCAACGAGTTCGCAAAGGTATCTGTGAAATGAATTGTAATCAATCATGTTTCTCTCCGTTTTCGTTATTACTCTCGTTAGTCTGATCGCCTTCGCCTTGTGGCTCATCGTAAGCGTCGAAGTTCTCCTCATCCTCGTCCGGGTCAAGTTCTGGCAGGGTAGAGAACTTAATTTCGTGAATCTTCGGATGCTCCTTCATAAAGTTGATTGCTGCTTCTGCAGCGTCATGGCTGAGCTGAGAATAAACTTCAGGGTCAACCCAAACCATTTCCTCCTTTGAGGCTACGTTTACAAACTGAATCTGTTTGTTTCTGTTTCTTACAATAAGTTTCATAATTGTTTTGTTTTAAGTGAATAACTATCGGCTTTATGCCGTTTCTTTCTTTGAATCCCAGTAGTGGCTCAATTTCCTGACTATTTCCTTTACGACATCAAAATTGTCGTCACCCCATTCCTTCGCCACTTGAAATGAGAGGTTGTATTCAGGATTTACCTCACGCGGGCTAACAATATGAGAGGCAAGCCGGCCCTCCGTTGGCTTCAAACCTTTATCGTGCAGTTCACAAAGGCCGTCGTGGTAGAATACGCACCACCCATTCTCTTCTTTTATCTGTATCATTGCGATGCAGTTAGGAGTGAAGCCAAGAATCACGCCAACAAGCCAGTCTGTATAGCATAGCTTATCCGCGTACCCTGCATCGATAAGTGCGAGAATATCCTGCGGAGTTCCAAGGCATGGGGTGTGACACATGGCCTTACATAAGCCACAGGAGCACTCAACAGGTTTACGACCTGTCTGCCTTGCAATCTTCTCGAATACTTCTTCTCTACTCATGCTCATTTTTCTTCACTCTGTTTTCGTCCTCTTGCTTTTCGCGCTGACGCTCTTCATTCCAGCTATGTGTCGTTCCGCCCTCGATAGCCTTGCCGTTTTTGTATTCGCACTTGTTATGGTGGAACCACATAGGCATGATGGCAAACACTCCCTTTTTCAGGAAGAAGAAATGACTGCCCCACCACCAACCATAACCAAATGTTATGCTAAAAATCTTAATCGGAAAATACTTTTTCATACCTTACAAAATTATTATTTCTTCCTCGCCTCGTCTGCTGACATAGGCAAAGATGTCTTTTCGATACACTTGCCGCTCTTTGATGACACGACCTTTACTTGCAGCATATCCTTCACACCACTCCTTATCAATCGTCCAACTGATGCCGGGGTCAGTATCACCAGGATATTGCTCTTTGTCGTAGGCCCGATAGACGGTCAGAGGAAAATCCATGTTGTCAAGGGATTCAGCGTCCTCCGGAGTCATAAACCACGACTTGCAAGGACGCGACGATCGCATCATCTTGCGGAAAGTCTCTGCCGTCTCTGTACTTCCAGCAGCTACCCAAACAGTCCGCATCAACTCCCAATAGCGAGGGTTGGAAAGCAGGTGAGCCTTACGCAGAAAGATGTCAAGCACCTTTGCTTCGGCATTTCCGTCTGTACCACCTTCTCCTGCACGCACAATCTGAGCAGCAATCTTTGAGTCTCGCGCTAACTGCTTCGGTTTTAATGCAGGTATGCGTCTGGTGAAGTCAGAGCGTTCATTATAGCATTGCCCTTCCGGGTTGTAGGTAGGGACTGAGTATTTCGGAATTTCTATCATTCTTTCTTCCCTTCCTTCTTTTCTTTCTCTGCGATTTCAAGAGCAGCCAGTTTGATAGCGTCACTGATAAGCGTGGAATATACCTGACGCTCTCCGCTTGGCAACGTAGAAGTCTTATCCTGCAACTTCTTCATTTCAGCAAGGATAAGGTCGCGTGTAATACGGCCCTCTCGATACATCTTCAGGACAGGCACAGATTTTAGACGCTGACCGCCAAAAGACGCAATTCTTAGCTCCATATCTTTGTTGAACTTGTCAACCACTCGGTCAAGCACTTCTATGAAATGCTCACCCTCTAATTTGATTTTTGTCTCTGCCATAATAGTATTATTTTAGTATAACCATTCCTATATAATTCTTTGTTTCCCGTCCGTCAACATCTATGACATGATAGACGGAAATAGTTGTACCTATAGGGTAACGCTTTGACATTTTCCTTGCCAATTCCATTGCGCCCTCATTATCCTTGCAATGCTTGTTAGGATATTCGTTAATGTTCGGGCCTACGATTTTCATTAAATAGCTTTCCATACTTAATATTGTTTACCATGCAGTTTCGGTCTGAAACGGTTGTATTTCATTTTCTGCTCAATATGCCAGTCAAGGTCGAAGTCCAGCTTGTCAGCCCAGGCATAGAGGAAATCTATGCTGTCTGCAAGCTGTGACTCTCCTGGCCCCAATACATAGTAGATGAAGTTATAGGCTATCTCGGTGAACGTACCTTCAAGATACATCTTTCTGATACCTTCGCCTTCATAGGTGATACTATCACCAAACTTTTCTCCGATGAAGTCAAAGATTCGGATAGCAGCATCGGCGATCTCATCTTCTACACTGTCTTTGATGAAATGCTTAAAGACAAACATTCTATGCTCGATGATATGACCTGCCACTTGCTTTGTGTTGAAGTTCATTTCAAACATCTTCCTCTGGGCGCGATGGCTCTTCCTGTCGGCTTCCATTGCCTCCATCACTTCGCTGATAATGAGGCAGAGCCAGTGCATATCACTTCTTGGCTCCTGATGGAAGCCGTGCTTTGTAGCAGTCTCATGGGCCTGCTTCACATACTCTCTGATTTTCGCTTCATTCATTATCGTAATCTTTGATTTTTTCCCAAAAGCCTTCCAATCCTTCAAAACGATTCGTCGTGTCGGCACCATCTTGATTGAAAGAAGGAACAACAATTTTGGGTATCACTGTTATTTCTTCTATTGTTTCTGCAAGTAGTTCTGGATGCTGAGCAAATTCTCTGAATTTCGTCTTTACAGCAGCTATTGCTTCTCTCAATCCTTCTTCGGTCGGGCCAATAAGAGTCGGCCAGAATTTCGGAATCTTTTGAAAATCGGAGATTTGAAGCTGTTCAACACGTTCCTTCAGATGTTCGTATTCGTCGCGAGTAATGCCGTTTACGCCAAACGGCTTATCTTCTATCAGTCGCCAACAAAGCGACTTGAACCAAAAGATATTGCAATAGACAAAAGTCTTGTTCTCGCCTTCCATAACCACTTTTTATCCTATTTCAGCAATAACCTCTCGACAGATGCGCAGGACACGATGAACTTTGTCAAGGTCAAACCAATCGTCCGTCCTCACGCCGCTCTCCATGTCAATCCAAAAGTCACCGACTTTGGGTGATGTCATCAGTTGGTATAGCTTATCGCCGACATTCTCAGGATTTATGCCTCCAGCATAGCCGACTTTCTCCTGTGATTCGAGAATTTCTATGGGCGTGTCAATTCCTCGGCCACCCGAAGCGTCAAGCAATACGCTGATAACGTCACGGTGCAAATGTGGACTCTCCTTCCAATGCTTCAGAGTATTCTCGTACAGAGTGAGGTCGTTACAACCTTTCTGCTGCACAATCAACTCCTGACCTATGACAATAGGAATCCAGCAAAACTCAGGATTGTCTTTCCTTCCGGAAAGATTAAGCTGAACGCGCTTAAAGATGTCGAGGTTGCCCAGTGTCAGCGCATCGATCTTCTCCCAATCCTTAACGGCTGCATCATGGGCAGCACGTCCACAGATATGCAGGGAGAGGTGCAAGCCACTACCTCGCAAGTTGTTCATCAACTCGGGGTCGAGGTAGCGGTTGCCGTTCTCGTTCCAATGGTAACTGGTTAGCACTCCGAACTCTGCAAGTGGAAACTCTCTCTGAATCTCCAGGAGTGCCTTGATGTCGCTCATAGCGTCAACACCAGTGAATGTGATATGCTTCAGCGTACTCATACCAACTCCTCCACCATGTCATAGACATCTTTAACGGTTACGCACTTGTCAGCCCTCTCGTCTGGAATGTTGACGTAAAGTTCATGCTCTAACTCCATGATGATTTCCACGCAGTCAAGAGAATCGCAATTCAGGTCATCTTCCAAGCGAGCACCTTCTTTGATTTCTTCCTGTTCAACACCCAAAACGTCCGTCAACGTTTCGTTTACTTTGTTCTCAATTTCTTCTCTTTTCATAATTTATGAGTTTAGTTAATCTTCGTACATTCTATGTCTGAGGTAATCGCCGAAGCTGATACCGTCGTAGATTCCATCCGCATGAGCGTAGCGGTGGTAACGCTCCTTTGCTATCCGCTGTCCGAGGTTGAGAGGTTTGAAAGTCGGCAGCTTTTCAAAAGATAGGTTGGAAAGAGCAACTACCGACGACTGAGTGCTTATCATGCAGCAAAGCGTTTCGCCTATCTCACACGGCCCGCTGGTAATCACCGCCTCTTGTGGCTCAGAATGCCAATAATCATCTGCATAGGAATAGTAGAACACTTTCCTACCCACTTTCACGTCTTGAACTTTTATTCCTATGCCGTTCATGCGTCACCTCCCTCCTTTATTTCTTCGCCATCCTCAGTGAACTTGCGCCCGTCTTTGGTTACGATATTGTCATCATCGTCGAACTCCCAGCAGTCCTCGCAGTAGTGGCGGTCACCGAGTTTCTTCCATCCGCATTCGTCCAACAGGGATTCAGTGGTCTCTTTGTCATCCCACCAAGTTTCTTCGTCGAGCATTGCGCCGCAGTGGTCACACTCTATATTGAAAAATTCTTGCTTGCGTATCATTCGTTTTTATGCTTTTGAAATTGCTTCGATAATGTCTTTTATCCCTCGTGTATAGCCAACGATTTCATCAGTAGAAGTGAATCGTACCTTTTTCTTGTAAGCTGTTGTCATTTCGGTTACGCTAATCTCACTGAGAATCTGCTTGCGAGCTGCTTTGCTAAGATTTCTTGCGACATCTTCCATTCTTCCGTCATCAAGTCTTTGCCCTATGCCTAACCACACTCTAAGAACATCGTCGGCAATGAATTTCCAGGGCCTGATTTCCTTTATGTCAGTTTGTTCTCGCAACACTATAGATGACTTATCTCCTTCTGGTGATGCAACGTCAATACCGACTTTGTAGAGATTCTTATTCTCCGCATCCCAGTAATACCCCAAATCTTTCAGTTTACCAAAGAGTATTTGACGCTGTTCGTAAGTAGCAGGAACTACCGCATCACTCAGCAAAGTAAATGCAGCGTCGTCTATTGTTAAATCCTGATGAATGGTCGAGTACAAAGCATGATAGCAGAACGTATCGCCATCAACCAGCTTTTTATAAATGAAAATCCACTGACCGTCTCGATATGCCAGTATATCACCTTCCTTCGACTCCTTCAAAGACCAAGGGGAAGCGTATCTGTCAACTGCTTTGATAGAATTATCTTCTGTCTTTCCCTCCAAATTGCATAGTTTATACTGAAGCGCATTTATCTCAATAACTTGGAAGATACTATTTTTCGGTCCGACAATCCAATCGCCTACATTGAAACGATTCCCTCCTATTCTTTTGATGACCCCTTCATCTACAAATAATCCGATTTTTCTCAAACAATCCTGCACAGATGAAGCTATACTTATTCCAACTACATTTTTATCTGCCATTTTGCAGATGAAAGCGTTTATTTCTTCAATGTTCATACTTCGCCCTCCTTGTTTATCAGTTTGCTACATTCCAACCCAGAATCAAAACCCGCTTGAAATGCAGCTCCGAGAATTGATGTCATTTGATGAATAATAGGGTCTAACTTCTCCTTCATTGCCTGTTGAAGGATAGACCGTATCTGCTTTGCCTGCTCATAAAGCTCTTGTGACTTATAGAAGTTTCCATCAGCCCCACGATAGCCATATTCTCCAGTAACATTGTTGACCGTATAGCCTTCGAGGAAAGAGCCACATTCAGAGCAACATCTTTTTACATCGGGATTTTCTGCCCCACAGACCTTACAAACCATAATCGTTACTTTTTGCGTTTCTTACTCTTTTGTTCAGGGTGACGATTAGCGTAGATTTTGAGTGCAGTCTTGCGGTCATGGGCCATGATAGCCTCACCATTGATAACAAACTCGCGCTCGCTCCGATCTTCGCCATACAACTTGTGAGCACGCTCCTTGCGCCATTGCTCACGTCTTTTCTTCTGTTCTTCGGTCAGAGGACGTGGAACATCAAAGATGTCTCTGCCTCCACCCGCAGCAGCCATCATCAACATTGCAGCCATTAAAGCTGGCATCTTTCTACTCATTCCTTGTTTCCTTTCTTATTTAGTGAATAACTCCGGCCATTCTTCTAAGGCCGCTTTTCTCTGCTCAACTATTTTCTCTTGCTTCCGCTGTTGCTTCGCCTGAAGCAGAGACAATTTCTTTTTCAAATTCCAAACGCGCATACCGCACAGACGGAGCAGCTTCAGTTCTTCTTCCACCGAACACTTGTAATTGTTCATCCGCGTTGCTCCTACATTCAGACAGCAGCTACCAATACGCTGAGAGCGCGAAGCTGTTTCTTCGCTACTTGCATAGATGATAAGACCGCATTTATTCGGATTGTGCTCAGTATATCCAGTAACCTTTGAACGCTCATAGTAGATGAACGATGGGCGACACTTGTATTCTCCTTCATAGAGCCAGTTGAACACGCGCTCACCAATACTGAAAGGTACTGCATAATAGAAATGGGATAGCTTTTTGTCGTAATGGGTATGCTTTTTCTTGAAGTCGGCCATGAAGTCGCTCCAAGTACGCTTGATTTCTATCTCAGTCAGACACTTCGCCTTTGACAACACCAACAAATCGGCCTCATGATTCAGGAAACCCCAATCCACATTCGGAACGACTATATTCTGTCGAATGTAGTACGGTGAATCGGGATAACCTGTAATGATTGTCTCGATCTGTTCCAGTGTCAGCTTAGTCTCAGGCATTAGCGTCTTTCTGGATTCTCGTTATTACCTTTGTTCCCTCCAGCCAAGCATAGCGGGCAATGGAGAAAGCACCCCATGCAAAGAGACCGTAAAGCCAGAAATGCGAGGCACCGACAATAATAGCGTAGATGGTGCCAAATACCATGATAACGAACATAAGGGAAGCTATTATCAGCGTCCCGAAATCCATGTCACTTGTAATGACTCTTTTTTTCATAATCTTGAAGTTTTGAAGTAAATATCTTATTTGACACTACAAAGGTAGTTATAATTTATCAAATACGCA